CTGCTGAAGATATTGTAAAAAGTAAGTTATGGTTTAATACTCAATCTGTTTACGCATTAGAAGCCACAGGCACAACAGGGCGCATTTATATTTATGAAAACGTAGATCAATTTTTAGTTGGCGATACAATAACTGTTGAAAATGTACGTCAACATTTTAATGGCTCACAAACAATTACTGCCGTGGGTAAAACTTGGCTAGAGTTTGTTAAAGCGCAGATTACGACACGCGAATACCATACAATTGCACCTTGGGGTCGTGTTTATGGCACACAATCAATAGACTACGCAACTTTAGCTGAAGTCAACCTAGCATCACTTATGATTGCTGTTGACATTTGGCAGGCTCGCCAAACTTCAAACGCTGGTGGCATTTCACCAGACTTTCAACCTTCGCCGTATCGCATGGGCAATACACTAATGGCACGTGTTCGCGGTTTACTTGCGGATCACTTAGCGCCGGGCGGTCAAGTAGGATAATGTCAGCAATCTCTACCCTACGAGGAACAATCGCAGCCGCGCTAACTGACAATACGGCGTGGCAGGTGTTTTCCTTCCCACCTGCCACACCGCTTGCTAACAGCATTGTGGTGCAGCCTGATGAGCCATACATTGAGCCAAGCAACGACCATTACAAATCAATTAAGCCTAAGGTTAACTTCAAGCTCATAGTGCTAACCCCTATGTTTGATAACCAAGGCAACCTAATTAACATCGAAGATTATTACCTAAATATAGTAAATAAGCTGGAAGCATCATCAATTGCGTATACAATTGGTACTTTCAGCGCACCAGCGGTCTTAACCGGAACAGCAGGCGATCTGTTGTCCGGTGAAGTATCAATCAGCGTTCTATCCGATTGGAGTTAATATGGCTGATAATGACAAAGAGCGTGAGGCTTTTCTGATCAAGATTGGTCAGATTACCCCTAGCGCAGAAAAGAAAGAACCGAAACCAACAAAGAAAGATGAGGAGTAATCGTGGCGATTACGCTTAATAATAAGGTCGGATTGAAAATCAACGCGATTGATCTCAGCGACCATGTAACATCCGTAACACTTAATCAATCTTTTGCAGAACTTCCTGTCACAGCAATGGGCGATCTTTCAGAGAAGTTTGTAAAAGGCTTGGAAACAGCAACCCTTACTGTATCATTTTTGAATGACCAAGCGGCCACCTCAGTACTTGACACATTGTCAGATGCTTTTGGTACAACTGTTGCTTTTAAAATGTTACAAGACAAGGTTACAGCAGTATCAGCAACCAACAAACTATTTTCTGGTGATATTTTAATCAACAACCTAACTCCGATTAACGGCGCGGTTGGCGATATGTCCACACAAGATATTACATTTACTGTAAACTCAGTAGTAACAGTAGCCGACAGCGGCACGTTCTAATTTAACAAAGGGGCAAAAATGGCAAGTCTTAAAGTTGTAAGGGCAGATGGCACGGAAAGTATCCACGAGATAACACCGGCCATTGAGTTTGCTTTTGAATCTTATGCTAAGAAAGGCTTTTATCGTGCTTTCAGAGAAGACCAAAAGCAAAGTGACATATATTGGCTTGCTTGGGAGTGTTTGCGTAGAGCAGATGCACCAGAGGTTTATCCATTTGGGGATAAGTTCCTAAGCACTTTAAAGGCTGTTGAAGTACTTGGTGATGATTCCCCAAATGGCTAACGCGTGATTCCCTTACGTACAGAATAGCCCAACTATCTGTACATACAGGAATTGCGCCTAGTGAGTTCATCAACATGGATAGCAGTATGCTAAAAGCCATACAAGAAGTGCTGAAGAAACAAGCGGAAGATAGGAAACATGCCAGTAATAATAGAAGGGGTCGTAGGTCTTAAGAAAGCATTAAGACAGCTTGCCCCTGATATTAAGAAAGAAATGGACAAAGAAATCCGTGATGCTTTAAAGCCGATTATCAAGGATGCTAGGTCTAAGGTTCCAGGCACAGCCCCAGGGGGTTTAATTAACTGGAATGATCCTGGATATGAACGCAAGCCTAGAGTGCCTGGGAAAAAACAAGCATTCCCATCTTATGACCAAACAATTATTCGCAGGGGTTTGACTTACTCAGTTGCCAATAGTCGGATGAAGCAATCTGGCTTTGTGTCTTTGTTTACTTTGTTTAACAAATCACGCACAGGCGCGATTATAGAAACAGCAGGCCGCGTAGGTTCTCCAAATCCTAGAGCTGCTTCAAACAATCCAGATGCAGGCGCAAGATTTATTGGTGCTATGAATGGCGTAGGTGGGCTCGTAGATTACGCTGGCAGAGGGCAAAAGTCTAAAGGCCGTTTACTTTATGCGGCCTACGCTCGCAATCAAGGCAAAGCTTTAAACGCTACGTTAATTGCAATTGAAAAGGCAAAAAGGAATCTAGCCAATCGTATTTTAAGCGATAGGAAGGCTGCATAATGGCATTAACTGAATCTGATATTAAAATCATTATTGCAGGTGAACTAAAGAAAAAAGGTTTTCAAGATGCAGAGAAAGCAACCAATTCTTTAGAAAAGAAGTTTAAGTCATTAGCCAAAACAGTAGTAGCGGTATTTTCTGTACGTGAGGTTGTGCAATTTGGTAAGGCTGCTGTAAAGGCTTTTGAAGAAGATGAAGTAGCAGCTAGACGTTTTGAATCGGCGTTAAAAGGTGTCAACTTAGGCTTTGCTACACCTGAGATAGAAAACTATTTAGAGAACTTAGAAAAGTTTACAGCCATTACAAAAGGTCAATTAAGACCTGCTTTTCAAACATTAGCTTCTACTACACGCTCAGTTGCTATGTCGCAAGACATTTTAAATACTGCCATAGATGTTTCAGCAGGAACAGGCGTAGAACTGCAAACTGTTGTAAACGATTTGAGCAAGTCTTTCTTAGGCAATAATGCTAGTTTGTCCAAGTATGAACTAGGACTTAGCAAGTCAGAGTTAAAAGCCAAATCTTTTAACGAAATACAGGAACTTTTAAACAATCAATTTAGTGGTCAAAGGGCAGCCTTCTTAGATACCTATGCTGGCAAGGTAAGTTTGCTCGAAGCAAGTTATGCACGTATGCAAACTACTATTGGCTCAGGCTTAGTAGATGCGTTTACTTTATTATCTGGTGAAAATGGTATTGCAGGCGCTACTGATTCCATGGAACGTTTTGGCGTTGTCGCTGCCGATGTTATTCGTGGCGTTGGTGTTGCTATATCTGAAGTTCAAAGCCGTATTCCATTTGTTAATAGTTTTCTTGATCCTACTAAGTTCTCAGGTCTTTTACAGTTTGTAGACATCTTAAGACAAACAGGAGAAGCTTCAAGACCATTGTTCTTCCCCGGTGGTGGTATTGGTAAGCCAGGAGTTGACAAACAACTTGCCGCTATTGAAGAAGCAGCAATCAAACGTGAAAAAGAATTAGAAAGACTAAGATCAAAGCAACTGAAAGAACAAGCCAAGTTAAACAGATTAAAACAAATTAGTTTGATGCTGATTCAAAAAGAATCACGTTTCGATTTAAATAGAATCCAACTAGCTGCTGCCTTGCAAGGCAAACTAACAGATGAAGAACGCAAACGCGTTGAAGAATTGATGTTGATTGAAGACATTAAGCAGGCTATTGCTGAGAAAGATGTAGATAAAGCCGAAAAACTACTTGATGAATTGAACAAGGTTAGAACTGAAACAGAAGCTCTAGCCGAAACATTATTAGATTTAGAGGCAGGCAACCCGTTTTCCAAGTGGCCTGAGTATTTTGAATCAGCTAAACAAAACCTCAAAGACTTGTACGACACACTAGCCAAGCAACAGTTAGCTTTAAATGAATTAATGTCAAGTATTGCCATTAGTCGCGCTAATGCTAATGCAAATGTTTTAACTGCAAAGATTGATAAATCCACGGCTTTTAGTGAGGCCGCTAGTGCTTCACGAGCATTTGCTGAAATATCATCTGAGGATGCAGCAGCGGCGGCAGCTCAGGCAGCGGCAGCAGTTGCAGCGGCAACCACAGCTGAAGAAAAGGCGGCAGCTCAAGCAGCGGTAGATGCCGCCAATGCTTACGTAGATGCAACAACCTTGCTTACAGAAAGCCTGGCAGCAGCCGATTTAGCAGCAGCATTAGCCGGACTAGAACTTGCTAATGAGTATTTAAATCAATCTATTGAAGCTGCAACCAGCCAAGGCATAATTCCTGAAACAACCATCAACGTAACTGTTGAAGGTAACGTAACATCCGCTGAAGATTTGGCTGAGGTCATAACAGACATTCAGTACAACTATCAAAGAACAGGCAAGGGCTTACTGCTAAGCAGTAGGGCGATTTAATGCCAGCACCAACGCTGCGTGTCTTTGTTGATTTTGATAGCGATACCGCTTTTGAAATTAACCCGTTAATCTTAGGTAGCGCAACTGAAGGCATACTAGATACCAATACCCTTGGCTCAGGCACTTTGCCTGTTGAGATAACAAACCTAGTTACTAGAGTTGCTATACGCCGTGGGCGCAATCGTTTGACATCCCAGTTTGAGGCTGGCACAGCTAATGTGACTTTATATGATCAAACAGGTGATTGGAATCCGACCAACCCGGCCAGTATCTACTATCCAAACCTTGTTCCGCTTAGGCAGATAATTATCTACGCTACCTATGCGAGCCAAGATTATTTTCTATTTTCAGGATTTATTAACACATACGACACAGGATTTAGACAAGGCAACGATGAGCTAAGCACAGTAACCCTTAAGTGCGTAGATGGCTTTAAACTGCTGGCAGGCTCAGGCATAGCAACTGTTACAGGCTCAGGGGTACAAACTTCAGGGGCTAGAGTAAATGCCATTCTAGATGAGATTGAATGGCCTTTAAGCTTGCGTAACGTAGACACAGGCGATTCAACCCTGCAAGCAGACCCAGGCACAGACAGGGATGCCCTTCAGGCGCTGTTTAACGTGGAACAGAGCGAGTTTGGCGGCATCTTCCTAGATGCCAATGGCAAGGTTGATTTCGTAAGCCGTAATGCCCTTATAGCCACGCCAGCGTTCCCGGTCTATGAGTTCAGCGATCAAGGCACAGACATCTCATACACCAATGCAGTAGTAGCGTTTGACGATACTAATCTGGTAAATGATGTAACTATCACACGCGTAGGCGGTACTGCTCAGAATGTATTTGACCAGCCTTCAATTGATAAGTTCTTCCTACATTCAGGCCAGCGTTCAGACATATTGGTACAGACCAATGCTGAAGCTCTGAGCCAAGCGCAAGGCATCCTAGCCACACGCAAAGACCCTGAAATACGCATAGATAGCATTCAGCTGAATCTGTATGACGATGCCAACCCTAATAAACCATTGGCAGGAATAGACATAGATTTGCTTGATGGTGTAACAGTTACTAAGACTACCCCTGGCTCATCCAGCGTGGTGCAATCAAGCCTAGTAAATGCTATTCATCACGACATTACCAAGTCATCCTGGATGACTACCCTATACACAACAGAACCGCTACTGGCAGGCTTTGTCTTAGATTCCGATATATCGGGTATACTAGACACAGACGTGCTGAGCTACTAAGGAGAACAAATGGCAGGCGCAGGATATAAGTTATTTGCCACGGGCGATGTGCTAACAGCAGCCCAGGTTAATACGTATTTAAATGAGCAAACAGTTATGGTGTTTGCAGATTCAGCAGCTAGAACTACTGCGCTTACCGGTGTGTTAGCTGAAGGTATGGTCAGTTATCTGCAAGATACCAATGCAGTTGAAGTTTACAATGGTACAGCTTGGGTAGGCGTTAGCGGTGCTGGTGATGTAACTGAAGTGCAGGCTGGCACAGGTATATCAGTAGCAAGTGGTACTGGCCCGATACCAGTTGTTTCCTTTGATTATCGCGCTGGCTCAGCTTTGACCCTTAATGCACAAACTGCCACATACACAGTAGTTTTAACAGATGCAGATCAAAAGCTTGTTACAATGTCTGTTGGCTCTGCTAACGATTTTCAGATTCCAACCAATGCCAATGTACTTTTTCCAGTTGGCACAGTGATCAATGTTATTCAAATCGGTGCAGGTCAGACAACTATCAAGGCTGTAACTTCAGGCACTACCACAATCTCATCAACTGGAGCAACTGCCACAGCTCCTAAGCTAAGAGCGCAGTTTTCGGCTGCATCCTGCATCAAGGTTGCAACTGACACTTGGTATGTAGTAGGAGATATAGCGTAATGAGTTTATTGGGCATTATTGCTTCACAAAATTATCCGCGCATTGTGCCATTAACTGTTAATTATCTTGTTGTTGCTGGTGGTGGCGGTGCAACTTCATCAGGTGGCGGTAGCGGCGGTGGCGGTGGTGCAGGTGGAGTTCGTTGCACAGTTCAAGCGACAGGCGGTGGTGGGTCTTTACCAACCGCTTTATCTTTAAGTTTATCTACTAATTACACAGTTACAGTTGGCGCAGGTGGAACAGGTGGCACAACCACAGCAACAGCAGGCGCAAGCTCCGTTTTTAGCACAGTTTCAACAAGCGGTGGCGGTAATTCTCAAAATGGAAATGGTGTAGCAGGTGGCTCAGGTGGTGGCGCAAGAGCATCAAGTGATAGTAGGACAGGCGGCGCAGGAACAGCAAACGAAGGTTCAGCAGGTGGCGCAAATAATGCTGGTTCTGGCCCCCCATTTGGTTCAGGTGGCGGTGGTGGAGCAAATGCTGTTGGAGCAACTGCCACAACAGTAACAAGCGGTAATGGCGGCGCTGGTATTAGCACAAATATCTCAGGCTCTTCGGTTTCATATGGCGGTGGCGGTGGCGGTGGCGGTTATACAGTTACTAGAGGAACAGGTGGAGCAGGTGGCGGTGGTGATGGTGGAATTGTCTCTGGCAACACCCCAGGCGCTGCTGGCACAGCAAATAGGGGCGGCGGTGGTGGTGGTGGTTCATATAACACTAGTGATACTGGTGAAACCTCTGGTGGTAATGGTGGAAGCGGCGTTGTTATTTTAAGTTTTCCAACTGCTGCTGGAACTATAACTATCGGTGCTGGTTTAACAGGATCAACAAGCACTAGCGGTGCAAATACTATTGCAACAATTACTGCTGGCACAGGAAATGTGAGTTGGGCATAATGGCACATTACGCTTTTTTAGATGAAAACAATGTAGTAACTGAAGTTATTACTGGCATAGATGAATCTGAACTTATTGAAGGTTTAGACCCTGAAACTTGGTATTCTAATTTTAGAGGCCAAGTCTGCAAGCGCACCTCATACAATAACAACATACGCAAGCAATATGCAGGCATAGGTTATAGCTATAATCCTGTGGTAGATGTATTTATTGCGCCACAGCCTTATCAATCTTGGTCGCTAGATGAGAACTTTGATTGGCAACCGCCAACACCAAGACCCGAAGAGGGCAGATGGTATTGGGATGAAGATACCTTAAGTTGGATTAAAGTAAATGCCTAAACTATGCAAAGCTGGTCAGCAATTACGCGAGCAGATAGATGATGCGTTCCCCGATAGAAGTAGAACTTCACCAGAGGGGTGGCTCGGTGATCAACGTCATGCAGCGCGTAAGTCCGATCACAATCCAACTGCTGAAGGCATTGTACGTGCCATTGACATTAACGCTAATCTGCAAACCAACCCAGCCGAAGCATTTGATTTGGCAGATCAGTTACGGCTACTTGCCAGAACTGATAAGAGAATCAGCTACATCATCTTCAACAGCAAAATTGCCAGTTGGAAGAAGAACTATAAGTGGAGAAAGTACACAGGCATAAATCCACATAAGACACATATACACATTAGCTTTACTGCTAAGGGCGATAGAGATGGCAGTATGTTTGAAATACCGATACTAACAGGAGAGCCCTTAAATGGAACAAGCAAAGCAAGTAAGCGCAAGCTGGGCAAGAAGCTTTTTAGCCGCCGGAATAGCAACCTATTTAGCGGTGGGCTGGGATGCACATGCAATTGTAAATGCAGCGTTAGTAGCAAGCCTTCCAGTAATCTTGAGATGGCTTAACCCTAACGATTTGGCATTTGGTCGGCGTTGAGCCCAGCTGAATGGGCAGGCTTTGTCGCTGCCATCCTTTCTTGTTGTGCCTTAATTGTCGGAGGGCTTAGATACATTATTAGACATGAAGTGCCAACAATTCTTGAGGCATCAAATATCGTGTCGCGCATCAATAAACTAGAGGCTATGGTCTTAGAATTGCTTACTCATGAGCGCAAGAAGAATATCAAAAAGCGAACAAGCCGCTAAGCGTAAGCGGAAAGAAGCCGCTGCGCGTAGAACAAAGGCTGACATTTTGCTACCCATAGATATATGGGCTGCATCTATTGTTGAATGTTATGAAGCCTTAGTCCGTGCTGGATATGGTGAAGATAAGGCGCGCTGGTACATTGAAGAACAGCTGCGTTTACCTGATTGGGTAATACAGAATCCTAATCATTCTCCATATGAAGATGAAGATGAGGATGACGATTAAGCGAATTGTAGTCATATCAGACTTACAAGTACCTTTTCACGATAAGAAAGCAGTTAAAAATGTTGCACAGTTCATCAGAAAATACAAACCTGATGACGTTCTATGTGTGGGCGATGAGATTGACTTCCAAACAATTAGCCGCTGGTCAACCGGTAGGGATGAGTGGTCAGGAAGCATTGGTAGAGATCGTGACGAAACTGTGCGCGTTCTCGCCGAGCTTCAAGTACGACATCTCAGCCGAAGCAATCACGGAGCAAGGCTTTACAACTCACTAAGCAAGCGCCTGCCTGGGCTTATTGGTCTGCCTGAATTGACCATAGAAAAGTTTTTACACCTGGATGATTTAGGCATCACCTACCACACCAAGCCATATCAGTTCCATGATGAATGGGTAATGGTTCACGGCGATGAGCAAAGCACCAAGCCACATGGGGGTTTAACAGCCCTGGAAGCGGCCAAGAGGCATGGTAAGAGCGTTGTTTGTGGTCATACCCATAGGCAGGGCATATCATCCTATTCTACGGCCTCTGGTGGCGTTTTAACGGGCGTTCTCACGGGTTTTGAGGTAGGACACCTAATGGACATCTCAAGGGCGCATTACACCCGTGGAACGATGAATTGGCAGCAAGGCTTTGGCTTGATTTACATAGACCGAAAGCGTGTACAGCCAGTAGCTATACCGATAGAAAAAGATGGCAGCTTCCTAGTTGAAGGCAAGCGATATGGTTGAGGATATTTTCCCTATCCATAGAACTATTGATGATCATATGGATAACTATGATGGCGTGTCGTATCTTGACAAATAGCATATAGACCCCTCAAAATAGGATTTGAAATCCTATTTGAAAGGGGTTTAGGGCATGACGATTAAGTATGATCGTAAGTCGGGTGCGTATACCGATGGCAAGCACTTTGTGCGAGCTTCATTTATACGTGATTTTGCTAAGAAAAAACTAGGCATGAGCCAACAACGCGGCAGAATAAGTCGCGCTGTTCTTGCTGCCTATTTTCTAGATGTACATGGGGTGAGCGCAGATGTTGAATGATATGCGTTTGCTTGAGTTAGCGTTGTGGTGTTTTCTATTTGTGTTAAGTGCATACACAATCGGTGTATTCATTAAGGAAAAAGGATATAAGGAAGGCTGGGCAGATGGGTACAGGCGAGGGAAATCAGTTACGAGCGAAAGACATTTTGACTAATGCTAACGACACGATTATTAACAGAGGGTCAACGCATGGTCATTACGACCAAACTATGTTACGAACGGCAAAGCTCTGGGAATCCTACTTTGAAAGACCAATTGAGCCGATGGACATTGCAATCTGTATGGCATTGGTCAAGCTCGCAAGAATCATGGAAACTAAATCAAATCACGATTCTTGGGTGGATGCCGTTGCCTACT